AATGATTCTCTTTGGAGGTAAATCTCCTAAAGAATTAGCACATGAATATGAAAGCACTGCTTTTTTATCATTACCTCCATCATTAACATCTTCGGAACAAATGATTGACTGGGCAGAAGAAATGGTAGATTATTTAAAAGAAGAAGATCCAGTTCAATATTCAGAAAATATTAAGGAGTATGAGAGGTTTATAGATGCAGTACAAGAACTTCAACTTGAAACTGAACCTATGTCATACATTTATGAAGTGATATTACATAAAGGTAAATCTCCTGATCAGTATGAATACTTAGATTTAGATAAGCAAGTACCTACTTCACAATTAAGTAAAATCCAAAAAGCTTTAAATGATAATAAAATATCAATTGAGTTAAATAAAGACATGAGTGGTACAGAAGTTTACCGTGAACTAGAAACACATTTTAAAAATAATAAAGACGCTTCAATGTTTTTATTAAATAAAGCTAAAATTGATGGTAATACTTATAGTAAAGGAAGTGTAAGAGTTATATTTGATCAAAAAGCAATACATATAAGTAATGTATGTAAAAGAAAATAGTATGATAAAATTAGATGATCTAATATTAGAAATGAGTCAATCTATGATTGACAAAACATATCAAAGGTGGAAAGATGAAGGAGGTAGTCTTAACCCTGAAGAAGTTAAAGCGATGTGTAATTGGTTTGATAGTGTTAGAAGTAATCTTCTAAAAAAGAATAAAGAAGGTACTCTTCCTCTTCCTGATAAGTTTGTCAAGCCTGATAAAAAAACTAATAAAATATTAGACATTAATATGATCCAGAATTGGTCAGAAGCAGAAATGGAATCTCTTCAAGACAATTATGGTGGTACAAGATCACAACAAAAACAACAAAAGAAAACTAGTGGTGGGTTTCATTCTACTCAACAAGCACAATTAGTAGATGTTAATGGTGCGCCTAAAGTTTATAGTAATAGTGGAATAGTTGTTTATGAAGCTGCAACAGAACAGTCCTGCGTAAAATTAAATTACGTATTCAAATATAAAGGTAAAGACGATAAAGAATATTCATATGAATTTTGTATTGGTAGGGTAGGTCCAGGTAATAGATATTACAAATACAGATTTGGATCAGAGAGTGAAGAGCAAAGTTCTTTTTATTATGTTGCTGATACTACCCAGCCTGCTGATTTTACTGATGCTCCTGAGTTAAGAAATTTTACTAATTGGTATCACTTTTTTGTAATTCGTTCTTTTGACTCAGGAAATTATTCAGTAACAGATGCTGTTAATCAATATGAAAAGCCTTCCAGACATGAATCGCCTCCTACTAATTGGGAAGGAGTAGGTAAATTTATGGCCAAACATGGAGGTGAAAGTGGAAAGCAAGCTTGGAGTAAAATTCAAGGACTTGAAAAAATATTTAAATATGTTGAACCAGAACAACAAGAGGTAGATAAAGCCATTGTGGGTGAAAAAACTTTAAATCCAGAGCAATTCAAAAAATTAACTCATGATCAAAAACGAATTTATATTGGGTTAAAAGCAGGAGAAGGATATGGATTCGACGATGAGATGTTTAATGCTTGTGATCCTGAATTAAAACTTCTAGCTATAAATCACCTATACAGACCTGCGGTCAAATATGTAGAAAATACTCCTGCTCTAGCTAAGCGTTATGCTAAAGTTATCTTTACAAGAAACTTAGAAGATTTTCAAAATGATAAAACTAAAGGTGCTGATTTAAGTAAAAGAGACTCTAATAACAAATATCTTCCTTTAGGACTGATTCAGTTTCTAAGTGATGAACAAAAGCAACAATATTATGAAGTTCTTGGAAAAGAGTATTTATCTCCTGATTTAATTAAAATGTTTTTTGGGGAAGAGTATGCAAGACAGAACGTTTTAAATAGTGCAAATGAATTAGATTATATTCCTCCTTCACAAAACAATTATAATGTCATCCCAGACAATTTAAAACCTATTTACAAAACACTTTGGCAACTTCAAGAAAATTGGATTAAGAAATTTGATAAACTAAAAGACGAAACAAAACTTAAAGAAGCAAAACAAGTTGAAAGAGCAGAAGTAACCCCAATTAGAATTACATATTCTCAATATATAAAAATTCCTAAAAATGATAGAGATGCTGTGATTGATTTAGCAAAGAAAAATCCTAAATCAATTATTCCTTATTCTATTCCTTCTATAATTGAGGGAGGTGGAAGTAACAGATATTATGTTTTACCTACAAAAATAAATAAAACTAGTCATGTTGCTGTAGTAGAAGATTGGGTAATAATTGATAGTACAGATAAAGTAATTCAGAAAATTAAAGACATAAAAAATCCTAAAGAATTTAAAATAGAAGGTAGAGGTGATTTAATTTCTTATGAAAATGAAGGGTATCCACGTAGGTTCCACCCAGCCGATACTACTTTTGTAAACGGTTCTCCATTCAACCCAGGTTCAATTTCTTTAAAAGAAGTATTGGGTAAAAAAAATCGTCGTATTACTTTTTCAGATTTAGTAAAATGAATGAAATAACCATTTCCCAACGACATCCTTTAATAGATTACATCATTCCGTTTTTTCATTATTGGATTGAAGATCTTGAAAAGGTAGAAAGTAATTGGGATTTAGTAAATCATTTACGTAAAATAAAAGATGATATAGATTTCGATATTCTTTATAATCGAGACCGTATGTTTACAGGTGGAATTCCTGAGTGGATAACAGATATTTTAAAGACTATAAAAAATACAATGCATGTTTTTATTAACACAATGTTTCCTATATCAGGTAAAACTAGAAACACAGGTCAAATTAATACAAGCCGTATTTTAAGAAAAAATGTTACTGAACGTACAATAAATTTATTACGAAAATCATTAAATGACTTCGAATCTGGTCCAATAAATGAAGACACTCAGCCAATCACTCTTAAGGAGCTGTTGTAAATCCCTTAATTCTCTTAGTTCTCTCTGCTTCTCTATATAATCCTATGTCTCTATGTAAGAAAACAAAGGAATTAAAGAGAGATAATGAAATTATTATAAAAAATTTTTGTTTTTAGTTGGTTTATTGTGTAAATAAAAGTATATTAAAGTATTAATTAACTTAATTTAATTACACAATTATGAGTAAACTCACAGTAAAAGGTAAGCTGAAAGAAATCAGCAAGAAAAGACGTGCAGGCGACACCACAAAGGTAGCTAGCAAGTTTGGTTTCACACCACGTTACGTAAATTACGTATTGAAAGGTGAAAGAAACAACACCGATATTGTAGATGCAATGTTTTCATTGACATCTAAGCGTGTTGCTGCTTAATCTTCTCTAAAGGTTATGTACCAAGGCTGTCCGAAAGGATAGCCTTTTTTTGTTTTACATGAGTTTTTTAACTATATTTATAGTATGGTCCTTTAAAATAAAACAACTATGGAAAAGTGGAATGATTTACAAGAAGAATGCGTTTATGCAGAAACTTCAGCAGAGTTAACTTGTTCAAGATGTAATGAAGATGATTTTGTAATGGGTTGGGATGAACAAGATTGTCATTCTCAATTTGTTAAAAGAGGATGGAAATCAGTAAATGATTATTGTTACTGTCCTAAATGCGTAAAAGAGTTAAAAAAGATATGCAAAGGGTGATAAATATAATTAGACAAAACATTGCTGATAAAATTCGATATTCTGAAGATGATCATCCAGATATAGTTAAGAATTTACCACTTGTACCTAACAGTAATTGGTATGATGTAAATACTTTTTTACCATTACCGGCTATGCAAATTATTATTGACCAACTAATAAGACCTATTCGTACAGCTTCCAGAGGGAAGCAATAAATTTCTTTAGGATTCGTAATATTTATAACAAAGATATTACGTGTATAAAATCGCCGATTTATTAGAAATTTCTGTTTTTCATCAAAAAAACTTTGATTTCGAAGACTATGATGATACTGATATCTCTGGAATGGGTATGGAAATTACCATTGACTATACCATATATGATGTTGAGAATTTATTACGTAAAGAAATTCCTGAAGATCATATCTTACGTGACCAAGCTAGAAATGAAATTAAAAGGTTGTGGATAGAAAAAATTAAAGGGTGGAAATGAAAAAATCTGAATTAAAACAAATCATAAAAGAAACAGCTACTGACTTTATTAAAGAAAGATCTGTTCCTGATAACATGAGAGATAAGCTAGACAGTCAATGGATGTCAATGGCTGATAATGACAAGTTAAATTTACTTTTAAAGTACGTAAAAGATCCTGCAAGAGCAGATAGTTTTGTTAATAGAGATTTAGTTCAATTACCAAACGAAGTTGTTGCTGCAATAACAAGAGATCCTGATTTTGGAAAGACAACTAAAACACCAGATGTTAGTTTAGTTAGTAATAACAATCCTTCACAAGTCGATGAAATATCTGTAACTGATGATACTCCATCTGGAAAAGACATTTATGCTTTTTTAAAGAAAATAGACAATACTAGTATTTCACCTCAACAAAGAGTTGATCATTTAATAGCAGCTGTTAATAAATGGAATGAAAAATTTAGAAGTACTAAAGCTGGTAAATACAAACCACAGACAATTGTTAAAAATTACTTAAGACAGGACAATCCAATACAAGAAGGAGAAATAGAACAAAATAATAGTGAGCCGTCCTCACAAGAATTAACACAAGCATTATCTCAATTTGGTGACCCAAAAGCAATAATGGGTGATATTAAAAATGCTAGTGAAAAGGGAGAACAGATAAAAGGTAAAGTAAATGAAATAACAGGTGAAGAAGGCTTTGTTGCATTTTTAGTTGTTCTAATGTTACCGCACGTTGGTCAAGCGGTTGCTAGTATGATGGAATATCTTAAAAGACAAATAGGAGTATTGCGTGGTGATATCACTTACAAAGATATTGACAAAATGCAAAATAGAAATCTTGGTTTAAATAAAAAAGATGATAAAGAAGATACTTTAGGACCAGATAACAAACCAGTTCATGGAGGAGGACATAAACCTCATGAAAGAGAATTTTTTAGTCCTTTTGCTAAATGGATAAATAATAAATCAAAAAAATTCCATGAAAAATTATTATTACCAATAACTGCAATTTTAAAAATGATTGCTTTCTTTAAGAAAGATTCTCATCTAAAAGATCCACATATAAGAGAAAAAATAGCAGATGGTATTTATATTGCTTTTTTTATGATTGTTATTATAAAATCATTTAGTGAACATGGGGTGCATGGAGCGGAAGGAACTTTAGAGTCAATTAAATTAGGTGATCTTGGAGCAGATAGTCTTGCTCTTGTTTCATCAATGATGGGAGCCGCAATCGGATCAGTAAAATCTTTATCCCCAGTAGATCAACATTGGATTATTAAGATAATGTCTAGGGTTCTTAAAGCAATTCCAGGGTACGTATAATAAAATAATGGTTGTTTTATTGAGAAATTTGTTTTATCTTTATGTATGCTTTTAAAAACACCAAACTTCGCAGTATTCTTAATACAACATTTGATTGCATTAGGGATTTTTTTAAGTTTTAGTTTACCTATGTGGGTAAACATAATATATGGTATATGGGCATTCTTTCATTTTATATTGAAAGGTGCCGAAATTTTAGGTAAAGAGCAATCACAATCAAAAAATATATGAAAAAGTTTACAATCGCTGCCCTTTTGTTACTGGCAGCAGTGTTTCCTATTTTATTCATTCCATTGCTTGCTTTAGCACTTGTGGTATTCTTTGTATTTATACCATATTTAGTTAAGCATCCTATTTGGTGATATGAAGCAAGTTATTATAGGTGATATTCACGGTAGAACCGTGTGGAAAGATATTCTCAACAAAGAAAAAGACTTTGATAGAGTTATTTTTATAGGTGATTATTTGGATACTCATCACGATATCACTGGTGAACAACAGTTAAATAACTTTGCTGATATTTGTCAGTTCAAAAAAGACAATCCTGATAAAGTAATCTTACTAATCGGTAATCACGACTATCACTACTGGCCTGGTGTCGAAGAGAGTTATACTAGTTACCAGCCTCATATGAGATCAACTTTTGAATATGCTTTGGATCAGAATAAAAAACTGCTTCAAATGTGTTTTAAAGATGAATATAACACTGTTTATAGTCATGCTGGCTTTACAGAAACGTTTCTCGAAAAGAAAGCCGGTACTAGAATTCCATTTGATGACAAATACATAAATGATATTTGGAAATATAAGCCTCTAACGTTTGGATTTTATCCTTTTGATCATTCTCACTGTGGGGATGATATTCACCAATCATGTATCTGGGTAAGACAGCCAAGTTTGTATAAAGATTCTATTTCTGAATTACAAGTGGTTGGTCATACTCAAGTGAACAAGATCGACTCTCCAGCAAAAAGTGAAAGAAGAGGGTTTTATATGATAGATTGTTTGCAGAATAGACAATATCTTGTTTGTATTGACGGTAAATTTCAAATTGAACAATTACCTAAACCTCCTGAAAAGAAGTACATACTGCCTGATTTTTATAAATGAAGGAAGTAAAATACGATACTCCAATCGAAGTATCTGAAGAAGAATACCGATATCTTACGTCTCATTTTAGTGGCAGTATTGCACATCGTAAAGAAAATGGAAAATTTTTTATTAAGGTGTGGTATAGAAGTGTAGTCCCTTACATACAACGATATCTAAATCGTGATATTGAAAAGATTGATAGTGATATGAATTAGAGAACTATAGGCTTTTCAGCTGTAATGATGTTGTTATAATAATTGAATCTTTTGATTCGATCATCAATTCCATTATATCCACCATTTACTTTTTTAGTTACTTCTCTTATTACTTGTTCTGTTGCTCCTTTATCTGCAACAAGATGTATTTTATTTACAAAGAAAAACCAACCTGCTGATAACATTGCATATTTTGGAGTTGCAACTAAATCTGGATTTGCAACTATATCTTCATTTATAAATGTACCAAATTTAACGTAATTATCTTTACCTGTTATTTGTACATACCCTCTACCTCTGAATTTGTACCCTTCTTGGGAGGCTTCGTTACCATTACCTAATCTATTTGCATAAGTTTTTGATGCAATTAATATTGGCTTTCTAGCATATTGTTCTGCTAATGTTTTATCAGGGAAATATTTAGGAAATATTTGTAATAATCTGTCTGCAGAATAATTTAAATTTTCTACTGAGTACTTAAAGTTATCGCTTTCATGAGCAATTTGTGCTAAGAAGTGAGCAACTCTTAATTCAGTATTAATTTGAAATTTAGTGCATGTTTCTACTAAGGGTATAAATACCGAAGTGGGAACGATTGTTGATAGTTTTTTAAAATCCATAATATAAAAAAGCAGCATTTAATCGGTAATAATGTATTACAAAAGCTTTACAAAATTTATACGTCGGAATGCCGACTAACTTTAAAGCCTTGAATAAATGACTGCTTCAATAATAAATATTTAATTACTCGATTAAAAAAGTTTTATATTTGATAATTTTTAACGATATTTATTATCGTTGGTTAGTAGGTTAAATAAAGGGGCTAGGTAGGAGTACCTGGTCCCGATTTTTTTTAATAGTTTATGGATAATGAAGAAATACATAGGTTATACACCTCTATAAATTCAGATTTTAGTTTGATACCAGCTAATCTTTTACCTGATAAATTATACGATCAGTTGTTTAAAATTATAACTGATTATGTTAGTACAATATCTCAAGTACTTGACACAGATAAGGATAATAATTTTAAATATGTTAAAGATGTTAGTGCTGAACAGCTTAACACAATGATTATTTTTCATAAAACACTTCTTAAACTATTTCAAGATGCAGAGATGTACGAGCTTTGTATTAATGTTAAAAAAATTAATGAAATCTTGGAATCTCAGTTAAAAAACATTGAAGAAAAAAATACTTCCGGAAAGAGTTGATAATATGAGTCGAAAGTATTAGCTTTTTGCATAAGCTTCTAGCTAATATATTATATATTTATATAGTATAATAATAGTAGGAGTAGGATTATTAAATAGAATAATGTATATTAAATGATAATAAGAGCATTTGTATTACCAGAATGTCAAACTTGTAAAGAATTAAAAGAAGATTTGCAAAAAAAAAATATTCCGGTCATATATGAGAACCCAAGAGATAGCCATAATGCCAAAATAGCTAAAGATCTTGACAAAATATTTGAATGTAATCATTATCCTAAAATAGTAATAGAAACAAAAGAAAATATCGTATACATAGTACCAATTTTATGTAAAAAATTACAACCAATAGGAAATAATTTATTTTTCCATTGGACAACAATAGAAAGTATTAACAATATAATAAACCAATTTTATGAGAAATAGAGACGTAGCATTACAAACTTTAGAACAACTAACAAACTTAGTTCACTCTTTAGAAAGAAGTATCGGACCCACAATGGAAGACACAACAATTAGACAAAGTCTTCTTTATGGTCCCATCGAAGTGATTAAAGAAAGACTTGAATTTGTACACTCTTTAGTAGACAGAGAACCAGAAACATTCTAATATGAAATTCGCAGTTACGTTCACTCCAGAACAACTCCAAGATAATTGGAATCAATTTATACAGGTGATTGAAGATTATATACCATCACCCAGAAGAGAAAAATTGATATCCCTTTATAATGAAATGCAGGAACATATGATTATGGCTCCCGCCGCAATTAACAATAATAATCATAATTGTTTTCCAGGAGGATATGTTGATCATATTATTCGTGTTGTTCATGGATGTATTCAACTAAATAAAATTTGGCTAAGCATTGGTGCTCATAAAAATTTTACAGATGAAGAAATGGTATTTGCCGCACTTAATCACGATTTAGGTAAGTTAGGCACGCCAGAGGTTCATGGATGTGACATAAATGATAATGATTGGGAGGTTCAAAAATTAAGTAAGTTTTATAAGTATAACACTGAACTTCCTTTCTTTACTGTTCCAGACAGAACATTATTCATATTACAATCTAAAGGAATTGAAGTTTCTCAAAATGAATTTTTAGCAATTAAGTTGCATGATGGTTTATATGAAGAAGGTAATAAAGCTTACCTTATTGGGTATCAATTAGAATCAAGACTTAGAACATATCTACCATTAGTTCTTCATCAAGCAGATTTAATGGCTGCTAGAGTTGAATGGGAAAGACAATGGCCAGCAATTGTTACTAATAACAAAGTGAATAAACCTCAATTTGAAAATAAAAAGCCTTCCCAAGCTCGTACAGGAGCTTTAAAATCAATTAAAGCTACTCCCGCAATGATGGATTTACTTAAAAATTTATAAAATGGAAATATTTGGAATTATAGCATGTATATTATGGCCGGTTACAATATTTGGATTTATAATTAATAATCTACTTCAAAAAACTAAAAAATTAGAAAAAATTGTTGAAGAAAGAGATGTATTAATTAATCAAAGAGATACTTTCATTGCGAATTTATCTTCTTTAATTCAAGAATCGCATCAAATTATAGAAGAAGCAGAAGTCAGCAAGGCGTTTAAGAGTGACGACGAGATTGGCGGATTTTTCACTAACCTGAAAAATATCCAAAAAGCTCTAGACTCTTATAACGTTGATGTTAATGGAAGATAAAAACAATAGTGAACTATATACTAAAACTGGTGAAATTAGGAAAAGAAAACCTAAACAACCAATTATGTACTTCACTCAGGAGACTGAAGATGCTATAGTTGAGTATTTAATTACTACAGATCCTATAAAACGTAATAAAATATTTAATGAAAAAATTAATTATGCGTTTTATAAGTTATCTGAAAATATAATTCATACCTTTAAATTTTATTATACAGAGGTTAATTCTTTAGAAGAATTAAAGCATGAACTTGTAACAGTAATGCTTGAAAAATTACATAGGTACAAACAAACTCACGGTAAAGCTTATTCATATTTTGGAACAATCATAAAGAGGTATTTGATTGTTTATAATAAAAAGAATTATAAAAAGCTAAAAGAGAAAGCAGGAGTAGATGAGATAGATGTAGATAAAACTATTACTCAATCACTTAGTAATTCCTTTGCTGAACCAAACTTCTCAGAAATTCAAACATCGTCAATAAATGAATTTATTGAATATGTAGAGACAAATATTGAACTTCTTTTTCCAAAACCTAAAGAAAGAAAGATTGCGGAATCAATTCTAGAAATTTTTCGTAAAAGAAACACATTAGATATTCTATCTAAGAAAGCTTTATACATCTATGTTCATGAAATGGCGGATGTACCCACCCCACTAATTACTTTAATTATCAAAAAATTAAAAGTAATTTATAAGAAAATTTTGAATAAAAAATTAGAAGTAGGAGTATAGTCACTCTTTTCTAAAGGATTCATATTTATATTCAAAAGAATATGAATCTAGATACTGTAATTTTCAAAGGAAAGTCGTTTTCTTCTTTACTTGAAGACATATATAAAAACCAAGTTTCAAAGGAAAAAATCATAAAAGACTGTGTTATACAGTTAAAAGATATGATTACAGATCCAAGTGAAGCAACCCTACTTGTGCCTCTCTTAAAAGAATATCTTGAAGTAGCGGTAAAGAATGATGAATCATTAATAAAGATGGCAGGTATTGTTCAACGTGCCATGGCTGCTTCTGCTGCAAATAGTGAAGATGATTTCAAATTAAGTGATAAAGAATTACAAGGATTATATAGTGCGGTTCAAACAATAGGTAAAGGAACAATAGTTTAATGAACAATTTTAATCCAACAACGGATAGAAGTAAATATAATGATCCTGAAAATCTTAGTAAGGTAGATCCTATAATTGGTATAGCTAGGGTTACAGATATTATATTAGATCCATCTCATCCTCAATGCGAAGGCCCTGAAGATATTGGAAAGATTTTTTATCAACTCTTATATAAAATAAGAAAAACAAAAAACGTAACTTATAATCCTAAAGCTAGTTGCGCTGGTAATAATATTAAAGTATATCCTGTAATAGGAGAATGTGTATTTTTAATTTTAGGTCCAAGCCGTCATTTAAATGATGATGATTCTGCAACTCAAGTATATTACTTACCTCCATTTAATATTTGGAATGAAATAAATCATAATGCATTTCCAGATAAGAAAGACTATAATGATCAAGTAAATCAAACACCTACCGCCTCTGAAATTTCTAGTCAAGGACCAAATACTGAACCTGGTAATTTTAACTTCGGTGGTACCCAACCATTTGTAGAACAATCAAATCTTAATCCTTTACAACCATTTGCTGGTGATGTAATATTTGAAGGTAGGTGGGGACAATCAATTCGATTTGGTCAAACTATATTAATAAATAATGATAAATTTTCTACTAAAGGAGGATCTTTATGGCCAGGTTCAGGTAAGAAAAATGGATCACCCATCACTATATTTACAAATAATCGTAAAAGAGTAAGCGGTTTTGCTCATTCTCTTGAAGATATAGATACAGACGGTACGTCAATTTATTTAACAAGTGATCAAAATATCTCCGTAGGTGATATTAAAAAAAGTAGATATCCGTTATCATCATATAACACCCCTGGGACACCTTTTATATCAGAAGAAGCTCCAGATAAAGAATATCATGAAAATCAAGCTATTATTTGTTCTGATAGAATTATTTTTAATGCAAGAAAAGATTTTGTATTATTTTATGGAAAAAAAGGAATATCATTATCTAGTAAAAAAAGTGTGCATATAGATGCAGGAGAAACGGTATCAATAGATGGCATTGATGCAGTAGAACTTGGAGCTGGAGCATTAACTAAAGGACAAAAAATAGTATTAAGCGATAATCTTATAAAGACTTTATCTCCATTAATAGATGCTCTTAATAGTTTTGCAAGTGCTGTATCAGGTATGTCAACTACGCCTGAATCAGCAATTCCTTTAATGGTATCTTCTGGAAAGAAGTTATCAGATGTATGTATCGCTACTTCCAATTCACTTGAAGATATTAAATCTCAAAAAATTTATTCTGTATAATATATGACACTATCATTCGGCTCAGTATTATCAGATGGGACTTCTGCAACTGGAAGTGAAAAAGCCATACTTGGGTTTTCTAAAAAAATAGTAACTTTAAATACCGCTGTAAATAAAATATTATCTGGCGATAAAACATTATCAAATACAAAATCAGTTAAGTATATTGGTATGATTGGAATACTAGAATTACTTAATGATGTTGATGTATGTAATATTATAAATTACACTTTAGGACAGCTTTCATTAAGTAAATTAAAACCGTCCGGTAAATTAAGCAACAACATTAATAAAATAAAAACAACTGCTTTTAATTTAAGTGGAACAATAAATAAACTTTATACTTCTAGTAATTTATTAAATCCATCCCAAGGTAAAGTATTTGATACAGAAAAACAATTAGATCAAAAGGATCAGATTAAAAGAAATTTTTTAGAAATTAGAGATATTTTAAACCAAAATTTAACACCTGAAGTATTAAGTTTTATAGCTACCATACCAGGTGGTGAAGACGCTACAAAAACTGTTAATGATATATTGATATTTTTAAATACTAATGCAAATATTACTCAATTACCTTCTGGACAACTAAATGATGTGTTTTCAACCATCAATAAATTATATAGTATATTAGTAGCTGTTTCATCTTTACAAAGTGCACAAAGTATTGTTGCTTTATTTCCTAACTTACAACAGCAAATTAATAAAGTTCAACAGGTAATAAATCCTACTAGAATTTTACCAACGTTGAGAGGATTTTTAAACTCATTAAAAACAATTCAACAAATATGTAATAACATACTTAAGATTGTAAATATGATTCGCACTATTGCAAAAATATTAGTTGTAGTAAGGCAAGCTATTAGTATAGCAATTTCAATTTTTGAATCTAATCCACTTCCAACATCAATACCAGGTCAATTTCAGCCTGGCGGCCCAACATTGGGTGCAATATCAAGTTTAGAATCAGCAAAAAATTCTTTAATAGAGAAAGAAACTGAACTTGGAAAAATTTTAACAGAAATTATAACATTAACTTCAATAATGATAATATTCATTACTGATATTGTTTCTCAAGTACAACAAATGATTATAGAAGTGCAAAAATTAATTATCACTCTTGAACAATGTGGTGTATTACAAGGTAATGATGATAGTGGTTTGATAAACGACTTTAACAATACAATTAAATCATTACAAGAAACTATCAATGAGTTAAAAGGATTTACAGATGCTTATGCAGCTGTACCACAAGACCCTAATTTATTTAGATTTGGTGGGTATGTAATAAAAATAGTTGATGAAGAATTAGTAGATGAAGGAATAAAAAATAAAAGAAGAAGAGCAATTGCTTTTGATAATAAAGGAATAATGGTAGAACAAGGAGAACTAACTTTTGCTTCGGATAAGAGAGTTCTTGTTGAAGAGTTAAAATTAAAATTATTGAAAGAAGGACTTATAACTGATTTATCTTTTGCAATTACAGATGGAATTCCATTGAATATTGTAAATGCACTACAATTAACTACTATTTAATAATATAGTTATTTAATATTTATTAATATGAAACCAGAACAATTTAGACAGATTTTACGTGAAGAAATCGAAGAATGCTTAATAGAAATATTACCTGTAATAGTTAAGCAAGTACTTAAAGAGCAGCTTACTCCTGTATTAAAAGCAATGATTAATGAAAGGAAAAAAGCTGGTCCTCAATCATCTTATATTGGTGAAATTAAAAAGAGTACTTTAGGACGTAATGTAGAAATGCAACCCGCTTCTCATCCAAGTAGTGGTACTGCTACCAATAGAGTAAATCCTTTAACAGCTCCTATCAACTCAAAAGACCCATTAAAGAATATGCTTGCAGAAACATTTAATAGTATGTTGCCTGATGAGTACGAAGATTATGAAGTACCAGAAGCTCAAGCCCCTGGCGCCCCACAAATGGTACCTGTAGATTATAAACCAGCACCTGGTCAGAAAAGACCAGCCTTTGAAGCCCCTCAACTACAAATGGAATCTGCAGGGCAACAAATGCCTGAATTAAAAGCAGTAGCACCACAAGGTAAAAGTGTAATATCAACTCTTGTTTCAAAACTACCGACTAACATTCCAGCCGCAGATTATTATCCTGAAGCTGATCTTGAAAATATTAAAATAGATAATGTACCTGATTATACTGCTTTAATGGCAAAGAGAACATTTAAATAATGGCATACCAAGCTAAAAATATTAATGTAATAGATCTAAAGCCAAGTACAGCATTGGGTGTATCAATGCCTTTTAACTATCCGTCTGTTTTTAAAAGTATTTACACATCAAAAGATCAAATAAAAATAAATCTAATTAATTATTTGTTAACAAATAAAAACGAAAGGGTATTTTACCCTGAATTTGGATTGAATTTAAGATCAAAATTATTTGAACCTATAGTTAGTGATACAGAAGAAGATATTAAACAAACTATTGTAAATGGGATTGCAATGAATTTTCCCAATATAATAATTAATAAAATAAAAATAACAGCAGATGCAGATTCACATTTATTGTATGTTTTTTTTAGTTACTCGATAAAAAATACTCAAGAAGCAGACGACATACTTTTAAGCTTTGCACAAAATGGCTGATAAAAATATACAATATCTTAATAAAGACTTTACTGATTTTAAATCAGCATTAGTAGAATATGCAAAAGCATATTTTCCTACATCATATAATGATTTCTCAACAGCGTCTCCTGGATCAATGTTTATTGATATGGCAGCTTATGTGGGCGATGTATTATCTTTTTATTTAGATAATCAAATTCAAGAATCATATTTACCTTTTGCTAAGCAATCTAAAAATTTATACGCTTTATCATACATGATGGGGTATAAACCTAAGGTAATTTCAGCTGCGACTGTTGATATTGTAATATCTCAAATAATACCATCACAAGGATCATCTGGTGCTAAAACTCCAAATTGGGATTATGCATTAAATATCTCTGAAGGAATGGTTCTTAAATCTACAATAAATAATTCATTATTTTATGTAGCTGATAGAGTTAATTTTTCAGTATCTAGTTCTTCAGATCCAACCGACATATCAATTTATTCATATAACGGAAGTGGTGATCCAACATATTATCTTTTAAAGAAGAATATAAAAGCTATTTCAGGTGAAATTAAGACAGCACCATTTACATTTACTAATGCAACAAAATTTAATACTGTAGAAATTCAAGATACAAATATTATTCAAATATTAGATGTAAGAGATAGTGATAATAACAAATGGTATGAAGTACCATATCTTGCTCAAGATACAATTCTTGATTCAATAGCAAACATTCCGGGAATTTCTCCTTCATTCGCAGTTAATGACGGACAAGTACCTTATTTATTGCAACTTAAAAAAGTACCAAAAAGATTTGTTACAAGAGTAATAAATCCAACTACATTACAAATTCAATTTGGCGCCGGAGTAAATACAAATGCAGATGAATCTGTAATTCCTAATCCAACTAAAGTTGGTATAGGAACAATGGATGGATTAAGTAAGTTAAATACAGCATACGATCCAACTAATTTTACATCTACATATACATATGGATTAGCACCATCTAACACAACACTGACTTTTCAATATTTAGTAGGTGGTGGAGCACAAGCAAATGTTCCTAGTAATACAATAACTAGTATAAATACATATGTAGCTACCCCATATGCAGGAAATTCAGTTGATGCTACTACATTAAATCTTATTAAATCATCTTTACAAGTTAATAACCTAGCAGCAGCAACAGGTGGTGGGGATGGCGATACAATTGAAGAAATTCGTTTAAATACTTTAGCACAGTTCCCCACACAAATGAGAGCTGTAACACAAAATGATTATTTAGCTTTTGCATCTAGTATGCCTGCAAAATATGGAGAGGTAGCTAAAGCATACATTACTAAAGACATTATCACTTTTAGTAATATTATCCAAGGTAATAATGAATTAAAAGATCCTAACTCAATAACACTTTATGTATTAGGATATGATTTAAATCAAAATTTAACATTACCTTCTATTACATTAAAAAATAATTTAAAAACGTATTTACGACAATATCGTATGATGACTGATACAATCACTATCAGAGATGCGTATATAATTAATATTATAGTAGATTTTGAAATTATTTTAAGACCAAATTATTCTAACAGAGAAGTACTAGGTAAGTGTATTATAGCATTACAAGATTATTTTGATACCGATACTTGGCAAATAAATCAACCAATTATATTATCAAATATATATTCTACTTTAGATCAAGTAGAAGGTGTTCAAACTGTAAGTAAAGTAACGATAAGTAATAAATCAGGTGAATCCTCTGGGTATTCTAGATATTCATATGATATTACATCAGGTACTAGAAATGGAATTATATATCCTTCTTTGGATCCTTCTATTTTTGAAGTAAAATACCCGAAACAAGATATTAGAGGTAAAGTAGTTACATATTAATATAGTTTTGGGAAAAATCATATTTATATGATATAAAGTATAAATAAATGGCTGTTTACAAGATTTTTCCAAACAAAGATGCAACACTTTATTCCAGGTACGCATATAGAAACGCTGGAAGGGACGCTATACTAGAAGTATCAGCTAAAAATTCACTAGATTATTTAAGATCTAATATTGGTCAAATTGAAAAATCACCTTATTTTAATTATGATTTTTCTTATATAGCAAACAACGCATTGTTAAATAACGCACCTAATGAAGATATTAGACGTGCTATTATTTCTTTTTCTGATACTGATATAGCTTATGTTAAAACACTTAATTCATCTTCTTTTAGAGCCGATTTAAGATTATATTTAGCTTTTGCACAAAACCTATCATTAAATTATACATTAAATTGTTATCCTTTATCTCAAAGCTGGGATATGGGTACTGGTACATTTAATGATTGGCCTGAAACGGAAAACGGAGTGGGTTGGCAATACTCTGGACAAGCTGGAACAACCGCTGCTTGGAATTCTGCATACGGAACGATGAATTATTTATTTGTTACTGGTGGAGGTACGTGGAATAGTAATATTTCTTCGTCTCAATCATTCCAATATACATCACCAAAAGATGTGTATATGAATATTACATCAATGGTATCACAGTGGTTTTCCGGATCTATAAATTATGGATTAATAGTTAAACATACTTCATCTATTGAAATGATGACCTCATCATACATAGATTTGAAATTCTTTTCAATGGATACTCATACCATTTATCCTCCATGTATCGATTTTAAGTGGGATGATTCATCATTTGTAACTAGTTCAGCGATACCTTTTTTATTAGATAGTAATTTTATTATTGCTTGTGAAAATAATCGTAGTACATATAAAGAAAATGCAATTTACAATTTTAGATTTAAAGCAAAAGACAAGTACCCTGTGAGACAGTTTAGTACTTCATCTATATATTTAAATTGGAAATATTTAAGTTCAAGTAGTTATTGGGCTATCCAAGATTATAAAACAAAAGAATATATTGTAGATTTTGATTCATCATACACTAAGTTAAGTGCTGATACTAACGGTAATTATTTTAAGGTATATATGAATGGATTACAGCCTGAAAGATATTATAAAATTGTAATTAAAACGATATTACCTTCATTAGAAGAAGTATTAGTCGATAATGATATAATATTTAAAGTTATTAGATAATGGAAAAGACATCCTTAGTAAGAAAAGTTTACAGTTCAGTTGAATACCCAAAAGTAGTACAAACTAAATTTACAGAACTAGTATCTGCTCCAGTACCACAAGTAGAGGATGTATTAACGGTTGATAAATTTTTTGAATATTATGAACAACTATTTTTTGAAATTCCCGTTAATGGTGAAATAAATTCTCATGAATATTTAATTAAGAGAAGTTCTGAATATGTGGGAGGATCAGTTTTATCTGATTCTGAAAAAGCATTAATAGAAGAAATTAACTCACTAAGACAACAGTTGTTAGAAGCAAATCAAAATAAAGTAAGTTCTTTAGGTAAATGAGCGTAAAAATACAAACATCTTTAGTTAATACAACGAACGAATATCAAACATATTCTGAATCTGATAATATTCTAATCCCTAATTTTGAAATTAATCAGTCATTTGGAGATGTAGATGATTATATAGAATATTTTATCTATTCTTTAAATGAACAATTATTATATTCTGAATACGACTCATCTAAATATACTCCTCAACAAAATAACGCACTAGGTAATACTTACTCATCTATAACTCTAGATCCACAATCAGACGTTAACACGTTTGGAATTGATAGAGGATCTGTTATAATAAATTATAATTTTTACAAAAAATTATTTAATAGTAGTTTTTCTAATCGTTTTTGGATTAAAGAAATATCTGGTACAAGAACAGAAATAAGAATAACTCCACAACAATTATCCAACGATGAGTTAGCAATTTTATTTCAATCATTCATCGTAGCTAATTCAGGACAACCATATTATTACGATTTTTTATTAAATTTTAGTAATAACAAAACAGTTATAGTAACTAACGTATTATATGATACAGATAGTGATGGGAATGGATCTCTTTTAATTAAATTGTATCAACCTCTTCCTGATGAATTTGATATTAAAAATACATTGTGGGTGGTAAAAAGGATTTCAAGTCCTTTATCATACAATGTTTCGTTTTTAATAGAGCAAGATATTATACCTGAAACAACAATTCCATTAAAAGGACCTAACTTTTCAGTTGATATAAATTCTCAAGTTTCTCAAACTGTTGGGGCATATAACTATAATGATTTATTTTCGACAACATTAACATCATCTTTTAATCAAATTAAGAGTTTATTTGATGATAAATCATATGATATAAACATTGACTATTCTGACTTTAGTAATTTTGTACATTTCTCATCAGCAACAGACAGAGTATATAATTTTCAATACAAACTGCAATTAATAGAAAGTTATTCTGCAGATTTAACTAATCTTAATACAGTAGTTATTGGTAATCAAGAATACAAAACTAGTGGTAGCACAATCATTGGTAATAAAATAAGTAATATCATTGAAAAATTTGATGGTTATGAATATTATTTATATTTTGAAACCGGATCACAAGCTTGGCCAAAAGTAAGCACAACAAAACCATATCAATTATATTCAGTAACTAGTTCACAAGCAATAAATTGGTTAGGTAGTGTAGATACCTATACAGCAGGATATAATAATAAATTATTTACTGCTAACGTATATGATAATCAGAACCCAGACTGGGTATTCCATCTTGTACCTGAATTTATAAAGGACGATAGTATTAATAGACCATATCAATTATTTTTAGATATGGTTGCTCAACACTTTGATAATATTTGGGTTTATTATAAAGATGTAAGTGAAAGATTTAATGCAAATAATGATGTAAATAAAGGTATATCTAAAGATGTTGTATCTAATGCATTAAAAGCATTGGGAGTGAAGTTATATACAAATACAAACGTATCAGATAACATTTATTATTCACTATTTGGGTATAATTCAAACGGGCAAAACACTCTACCCACTGGTTCAGAAGGTATTACATATTATATAACATCTTCACTGCCTTTATCTAGTGCAGATGATATAACTACAGAATATTATAAAAGGATATATCACAATATCCCTTATTTACTAAAGACAAAAGGTACAGAACGCGGTTTAAGAGCGTTAATTAACTGTTTTGGTGTGCCAGATACCATTTTAAGAATTAATGAATTTGGAGGGTATAATACTGATACAAATACAAGATATATAGTTAACAGATTTTCATTAGCATATGAAAATAGTCCATTGCAATGTATTACATTACCTTGGGATCCATCATATTATACTTATTTATTATCTGGAGATGCTAACGCAGTATCTGGTAATTCAAACATAGTTCCTGATACAATTGAATTTAGATTCAAAACCAAAGGAATACCAACAGCTTCTTATTTTTATTCACAATCTCTTTTCCAAGTAGGTAGAGATAGTACTTTTAAATTTGGAGTAAATCTTATATATAATTCCACTTCGTCTGTTCCCACAAGCAGTTATCAAAATTATGGTAATGCTTCATTGTATATTAATGGGGTTAATGGTGTGCTTAAATCGACACCTATTTACTTACCGTTCTTTGACTCTAACATATGGTGGTCTGTAATGATTAAAAGACAGACAGGAGGATATTTTGTTGGACAAGATCCCAACACCGATAACGTTTATTGGTTATACACGAAAGGTACTATTTTAAACGAAGAAGGTATAAATACAATAGCTTTTGAAGGATCTTCAAGTATAACAATTGCAGGAGCCACTCAACCTTCGTATAACTATAGCTGGATGTCCTTTGATGCTGCAACTTGTTCTACATTCCAAGCATTTTTAGGAGGAACTGGTAGTTTTTCTGGTAGTGCACATATCTTAGCACCAACTGGAAGTCAATTTAATGGATATTTTCAAGAACTTAGATATTGGAACACCCCTCTTAATGAATCAGCATTTAATACACACGTATTAAATTCACTTTCTTATGTAGGGAACAGTATTTCTTCATCATTATTTGAATTAATTTTTAGACTTCCTTTAGGTAATAATTTGAATGTACCTTACCAATCAGCAGATGATCAATGGTTAGGCGTACCTCAATTCCAAACTAATCCAAAAGATTATGATTTATATGATTTAGGCATAACTACTATAAGTTCACAAGCAGCCTTGACTTCATATCATCCCGCAGTAACTGGATCATTTTATATTCCTGCTATTAATGCAGTTTACCAAAATATAGGATCATTTATTAATGGTGGAACACCATTCGGATATGGATTATTCAGTACAAATAATTCTAGAAGTTTTGTAAATCAAGAATTTGCTGAATTAATTACTTCACCTGTAACTGGTATTGCAGATAAAGTTACAAATAAAGTAGCTGTTGTAAATACAGTACGTTTAAATATTAGCGCAAGTAATTTATTATCACCATACGTATCTTCTCAGATTTACCCAACTAATACTTTATTATCATCTAATGATATTGAAGTAGGATTCTCTCCAGCAGATCAGATTAATGAAGATATAATTAATCATTATGGTACATTTGAACTTGCTCAATATATTGGTGGAACGTCTGACTTATATGAAACCAGATACGCTAATTTAGAATTATTATCTAAAGAGTATTTCCAAAAGTATTTAAAAAAATATAATGTATCTGATTTACTTAGAATAATAAAGTATTTAGATAACTCATTATTTAAATTTATAAAAGATTTTATACCAAGTAGAGCAAACACTACAGCTGGTATAATTATTAAACCACATATCTTAACAAGATCAAAATACAAAAGAGTAGAGCCTGTCGCTGGAGAATACGATTGGTCCGGATCTATTGATATGATTGATATTTCAGGAAGTAGTGCGTTTGGAAAAGTAATAAATACATCATACACTGCTTCAGTTTTGACCCCATATGGAAAATTAAATATAATCAGATCAAACAATCAAGAAATGTTCACTGGAGAATATTCCGGTTCAGAAATGAGAATGGTTGATCAGTTATTTACTTCTTATGAAGTTTCTAGTGTGGTTCCTATTAACTCCCAATGGAATTACGTAACATCTTCATTAAATTATTTACTAAATAATTTCACAGCT